AATTAAAAAGTGCCTCTTTGTTTTTAAATTACAAGTACCTAGGAAACTGGGACAATCATAGAAGCTACGTCTATATCACTAACAGCTTGTGGTACTGTAACATCATAGACAACATTAGTCCAAGGAGTTTGCAAAGAAGCAATGATTGCATCTTGAATAGCATTACGCATACTAAAAGCAACTTGAGCTGCATGTGTAAGTGTAACTACTCTGCCACCTTGATAAGTAACTAGTGTTGTTATAGCTGTTGCTGAATCAGCCGCTGCTTCAACCATAACTACATTAGTAGCAGAGATCAATATGTTACCTGAACTTGTAACGGGGATACTTAAAAATTTTTCCATTGTTTAAAAAGTTTAATGGGTTAGTAAAGTACAAATATACTAATTTTCTGACAACTTATCTTCAAGGTGTTTGTACAACTCTAAACCTTCATCTGACTGAAAGTATGAAGACAGTACGTAAAGTGGATCCTCTCCAAATGGAACGGTAAGCAACTTCTTTTTATTGTCCTTGAAATTAAAGTATATCTCTTTTTTATTGTTCTTGTAAATCAAATAACCATCAGATAGTGCTCTTGCAGCTATATTGTTGATTCTTAGTGATGGGTCATTAACAGCCTCCATAAATTCTTGTGGGTTACGCTTTGCAAATAACATTACGTCTCTCTTTAATTCAGTAGTCTTCATTGACTCAACATTCGATCCCATTAACAAACGAGCAACAGACTCTAGTACTGATATATCTAAGTCTCTAGCTGCTATCTGTGCGTCAAGTTGATCGTATAGCATAGTAACGTCTTCCTGTGCGTCTTTTTCATTGTCAAACTCATAGAATTCAGTTCCATTTCCTGGATGATAATATAAGAACTCCTGTAAGACAGGATTTGTCTTTGGTACAGTTAAAACACCGTCCTCAAATACAACTGGCTCTAATATAACGTTTTGATCTTGATCATCCTGAAAAGGTGTCTTTGAATTTCTTGCGTATCTAAGCGGATAGTTTATGTTTGTTTCTTCATCAAAATAAAGAAGCCTCTTTCTTGGGCTGTCTTTTGATGCTATGTAATAACTTAAGGGAGCTGTATCACCCTTTAATAAATAGATTCTGTCCTTAGACTCTAATTTTACTCTTTTAATTGTTTCCATTTTATATAATTTAATTTATTTTAAAAAAATAGAGAGGGACACTGATGTCCCTCTCTTAATTTAATCCTATTACTTGAATAAGAAGAAGTTGTTTGCACCTAGTGTACACAAAGCTCTTTCAGACAAGAAGTGAACCTCCATTGCATCTAAAGAACTTGTTGAAGCACCACCTGCTGAACCTGTCATCCAAGTCTTGTAACGTCTGTCTTCAGTTTCAGATGCACGGTAACGCACGTGTAAGAACGGTCGTCTTGCATTTTTACCTAGAACTTGATCGTATACATTCATTGTACCAGCTGGAACTAAAACACCATGGATGTTACCACCAACAAGACCACCACGACGTGTAGCATCGTTTAAGTATTTCCAATCAGTCTTGTAAAACTCATATCCTCTCTTGAATCCAGAGAAACCTAAGTTTAACGCCATCTCCTCAGAATTATCAAACAAACCGTAAGAAGTTCCACCAGCTCCGTAAGAATTTTGAGCAGCTAACATATCATCGATGTCGAATGAGAATTGACGATTTAAGAACAATGCGTTTTCAGCAATAGCTCCTTGCTTGTCAAGACGTTGTACAATTGAATCAAAATCAGACAATGCAGATGGATTACCTCCAGACCATACATTACCACGAGCTTCAATAGCACTGAACATACCTTGAGTACCAGCAGCTACAGCTAAAGTAGATCCACCTGGGTAAGCAGCACCATTAAGTGCAGTAGCAGCTCCAGACCCTGATTCAGCAGGAACTCCTTCAACCATTGCCATCTCTAAATAATCTTCAAAACGTAGACGAGTCTCGTGCTCTGACTTGATGTACCATAAGTACCCAGTTGCTCCGTTTTCCGTAGTTACCTCAACCCATCCAACTTGTGCCATATCAGAACCAGAAACTTCATACTTATCTTTAATGATAATTGGCTTATTGTCAAAGTACAAGTCTTGTGATTCGTTGCTTCCTGCCATTCCACTATCACCTTTTCTAAATTCTGAACCATATACAAAAGCAATGACATCAGTGGTAGGGTTAGCAAATCCAGGACTTGTTGCTGAGTAATAAGCAACAGTAAACTGATCTGTACCATTTGTTGCAGTAATAATACCTTTTTCTAACTTATTATTAGAAGCTGAAGATAATATAACTGTTTGACCAAGACGGAATACATGTGTACCAGTACCAATGTCAAATGTTTGCAATCCTGTTGCAACAGCTCCTGTTACAGATACACCAGTATATTTTGTATGTAAACGACCTTGTTCTGCCCACTTGATCATGTCAGAGTTAGAAGGAAGTTCTGCACCAACCATACGTAAGAATGATGCAATTGATCTATTACCGTAACGCTCAAATTCTTGCTCATATGTATCAGGTAGATACTGACTCAAGAAGTTAAAGTTTGTAATATAATTTGTTGGCAATGTTGCCTTTACTGAGCTAGGAGTAATCGCTACCCCTGGACTCGCTGCTATTGATCCAGCCATAATTTCTAAGTTTTGTTTTTTCTAATTACTAATCTATTTCCACGATCCGCATCTACCGATCTTACCTGAAACCCTTGAGGTGGTGTTATAGACGTTGCATTACGAGTCATATCTATATTTTTAGACTCTCTTGCAACACCTTCTACCGCTTCAGATTTACCTTTTTCATAAAAGAATTTGGCAAACTTCTCTGGGTTAGAGGCAACAGCTATAGAACGATGGCACATCTCAGCGTCTTGCAGGTAGCCATCATCATTTAAAAACTTGTTTATAAAGTTCTTTAATGTAGACTGCTCCTTCAATAGTTCTTGTGATTCAGCTGGCTTATAAACTAACTTCTTGTCTTCGTCTATACTAAACTTGAAACCTTCAAATTTGTCAGAAAACAATTCATTTGTTTTATCAGCAAAATACTTAGATCTACGCTCCTGATCCTGCTCGCTTGCAGTTGTGGTTTCTCTATATTCCTTGTAAGCTCTATAAGCATCTTTTTCTTCTTGTGGAACAAAACAATCACCTGACTCAAGTGGAACTTTGTACTGTTCTTTTAAGTTGTTAAAATACTCTTTAGCTTTGGCAAGCTCTTTTTTCTTTGCTACTTGTTTTCTTTTTACGTCTTTTTCATCATCAAAATCCTCATCAAAAGAGAACTTGTTTTGAATCTCCCAACGAACATCATCAGAGTCTAGCTCCTTGTTTTGTTCTTTATAAAAATCAAAAAGCAAAGTGTCTTGGTCCATTGAATCATAATCTTTACTAAGATTCATAAAATCATTTATCCCTCGACCTGTTTCTTTTTTATACTTCAAGAATGCTGAAACATCTTCAGGTAGTTCTTCATTTACCTGTCTCTGTTCCCATATATCATCAAGAGATGATATCTCCTTGTTGTATCTTTTTCCTAAATAAGATATGATTTTATTTTCATCGATATCTACCTCAGGAACTTCTGCAATATTCACTTGCTCTTGTGGTTCACTTGTAGGGTTTAATTTCTCTTCGTGTTCCTTGAGCAATTTTTCTTCAATCTCAACTGCTGACTTTTCTTCAAACTCAACAGCTCTTACTTTAAATTCACCTTCCATTTTATTTAATTTAATATTTTACAAAGTTACAATTTTTTTTTCTTCTTTGTTTTTAAGGTTATTGGGATAGTTGCACCAACGTTTACCCCATAATTAAAAGAACCCGTATTGTCAGTATCTATGTTTCCTCCAATCGTAAGCGTACTTTTTTTAATTGGTATATTAATTGACGCATCATAATGCGATCCCATACCACCTCTATAAAAAGCCTTGCTCGCATTTACATTAAACATGCTATTTCCACCCCCTAATCCGACACTACCAAAATCCTCATTACTCCCACTATATGAACCCATTAAAGATGGGGTCACTTTAATAGGATCTTTTGTTGTTTTTGTTGTTGTTCTTTTGTTCATTATTATCTAGGATTAAAAGATTCTAAATCAAATCCATCTAACGAATCTTCAGTGCTTTCAAAGTTCATTGGCGGCAAGTTATTTTTTCTTTGGTTAATCAAGTCAGACTGTCTAGTAGCTTGAAGGTCAACTCTCTTGTCCTTAGCCTTCTCTTTGTCTTTATCTCTTTTCAACATTCCGTCTACCTCAACACCTTTTAATTGCATGTTGTACTCAAATTCTAACTCCATCAAGGATCTCTTTGCTTCAACTTCAGCCTGCATTGTCATTATAGCGTAATTTGCTTCAGCTTCTTTTATCTGCATTTTAGCCTGAGCCTCAAGCTGGAATAACTGTGCCTTCTGCTCTGCTGCCGCTTGTTGTGACTGCATGTTTATCTGGCCTTGCATCTGCATCTCTTGTTGCTTTTGATTTTGCTGCTGCTCCATTCTTTTTCTACGCTTTACCTTAAGCATCTCATTTGCTAGCTTCATGTTATTGATCATTCTAATGTCAATAGCATCTTCTAAGTCAATTGTTTGCTGCTGTAGTGCAATCTGTATGTTCTTCTCTAGGTTTAGTTTTTGCTCTTCATCTGGAGATATCTCTATAAATATACCAAAGTCATGTAGATATAAATTTTTTATCTCATCAAGAATTCCAACGTTATACTTTCCTATCTGCATAGAGAACTCCTCAACAAAGTCAGAGTACTCAAGTATGTCTCCAATTCTTAATGATATACACGTTGCTAATCTTCTT